AGACGACTGATAATTACCAGAGCAGATCCATGGTAGGAATGCTACGTCAAGTCCATCAAAGTTAAGCGTCTTGGCTTCGGATACGATATGCATATTTTCGTAGTCAGCGAACAGCAACTCCATCGTATTGACTTCGTTGGTATTCTTATAATATGCAGTATGATTACCCACGATAGTATAAAGCTGAACGTTGCGTGTACGCAGTTCGTCGAACCACATATCCTTGGCAGCTTTAAGCGAGTGGAAGTTGATATACTTACGGCGATCGAATGTGTCACCGCCATCCCAGACGACTTTAATATCGTTGGCGTCTATGTATGGTAAAACTACCTCGCGATAGAATTTCGCTTGGTAGTCATAAAAGGCGACGTTGTCATTGCGAACACCGAAGTGTTGGTCAGTTAAAATAGCAATTTTCATTATAAGATATTATACCCTATTCAGGGTCATTAGTAAATGATTGAGTGAGAACTGTGTCAATAGACTTCTTGACCTTTGCAGTCTTGGCTTTCTTTTTCTCTTCGATCTTGTCTTCAAAGTTCTTCACGAAATCATTAATGTAGTCGGTGTCTTCCATTACTGCTACGTCAAAATCTTCACCAGAGTTTCCTTCTTGTAGGTGATGCATTGCGCCATCAACCATCTGTTGGTGATACACTTTATGTTTGACGTAAACTTGCTTCTTTTCTTTTTGGATTCTACGCAGAAACGCATAGTAGATAATCTGAGTAAAGTAAGAGAATGGATTATTAGATCTGTCAGGATTAAAGTTATCAAAATAAGTGATGCAGTTTTCTAGACCATCAGCAATCATTTCATCGCGATATGAATAGTTGATAAAGTTAGGTCTGTATGATAACTTTGTGGCTATCTTATAAAGACACTCACCGATATACTTTGGTATCTTTGGTTTCGGTAGCCCTTGTTCTGATGCATCAAGGCATGCTTGTTTGTAGTCCTTCATCGCTGCATAGAACTCGAGGTTGCTTACATAGTGGTTAGATTTTGGTGGGGCTGGCTGTTTCATTTAATTCCTTTTATCATACACCTATTATATTACTTTTGTTCCTATTAGTAAAATAACTTTACCAATTACCAGTTTGACAGTATAATATTAGGTGTACTCCCGTTGATATATTAATGCACGGAGTTATTAGAAGTTGGTAGCTTAAACGTCACAACGTTATCTTCGATTTCATCATCCAGTTCATCTGGAAGTTCACCCTCTTGAGCCTTGAGTCCAAGGATATCATCTTCAAGAAGCTCATCGTAGATCTTACCATACTTCTCTACGAAGTTAGTGTAATATCCAATAATCTTTTCATTCGGTTTGCTCATAGCAACAATCTTTGGCTTCATGATAGCAACCAAATTATTCTTACTGAATGGCATCATCTTTGTGGTGGAAACAGAAGTGGTTCCCATAGCATTTGGCTGTAATCGAATACTGATTGGATAACCTATGATGATTTCTCCCTCGGTTTCGTTTTTCAGTTCGCCGACGATAAAGTTATCGGAGTCACTTAGCTTCATTAATATAAACATATTTTTCATAATTAAATCTCAATTGGGTAAATCTTATATTGGAATTGTTCGTCGGTGTAAATCTTAATACGCTCGGCGAAATGATTCATGGTATGGTTAGTCCACGTTTTAGTTCTTAGGTCATCTGAGATGTCATATAGAACCGCTTCTTCTTTATCATCACCAAGGCGAAGTCCGCGACCGATAGATTGCAAAGTACGAATCATCGACTTGGTAGGAGAAGAGAATACTATATTATGTAGGTTACGAATATTCACCCCTGTGGAGAACGTACCATACGACGCGATAATGATAGCGTCTTTTTCTTTCTCAACGATCTGGCGAATAGCTTCTCGATCCTCGCCATCTACGCCACCGTGTACGAAGAATACGTGACGCTTGTCATGGGCTTTATCTTTTATCTGCTTGTATAAATCCTTACCATGCTTACCAGCGTATTACCCTCGAGCGAGAGAGTCAGTTTGCTAATAAACTTATTACGTCCATCATGACGCACCAAATAATCCATCTCCTCTTGGTAAGTCTTTCGTGCCATCAGTTTCTTTTCAGCATCTGAGTGCTTCAAAACCAGACACTTAATCTTGAATGCTGAGAGATGATTATCTTCAATCAGTTTGGCGGTCGTAGTGACTTTCTTTACCGCGCCAAATAATCCTTCAAGTACCAGCTTGTGAGTCTGCGTACCATCTAGCGTACCAGTAAACCCGAAACGATACTTGCATTCGTTCAGCTTCTCCATAATTGAAGCAAGTGACTTAGCTTTGAATAAATGCGCTTCGTCGCCTATTACAACACCGAACTGCTCAAACCAGCTTTTTGGTAGTTTATAAATTGACTGCCATGTAGTTATGACTACTGGCGCAGTTGAAAGTTTCTCTTTACCTGACATAATAATGTGTATGTCTTTCTCGTCGTGTCCGTAACCAACGAAGTCAGACTGCATCTGATAGACGAGCGAGGTAGTAGGAACGATAATTAGTTTACGCTGTTTCTTGAACCATCTGCTTACCATATAGATGATGAGCGACTTACCAGAAGCAGTAGGTGAAAGCATCATACCTCTGTGGTTTCTTACTGCGTGCATAAAAGCGTCCACCTGATACTGGCGTGGGTTGAATGGTAGCTTTAGCGAAGCGATAAACTTATCAAAGTCCTCGTCGGTTTCGTCACTTGTTACGTGCAAGTCTTTATGTATTTCTATTTCGTAGTCGCGGTCTTGTGCGAACTTTACGATATAAGGAATCAATCCTTTGTAGATTGACTTGGTCATTAGGTTGGCTAATCTTATTTTACCATCCCAGACTTTGTTACGAACAGCTGGCATAAACTGAGCACCTGGAACCATGAACGTAAAGTGGTCTGACAATTCCTGCGCAAGCCATGCCTCGCAGTTGAATCGAATGAACGCTTCGTCGATTGGTTCTAAGGTAATCTTACTCATTACATGCCTGTCTTAAACTTTTCCCAGTCAATAGCTGACTTGATATTATAGCCACGACCATTTAGTGATTTGATGATTGATTCCAACACATCAACTTTCTCTTGTTGAACGGCGATCTTTAATGTGCTTTTGATTATGTCTGAGTCTGAGTCAATATGCATCGGTAGTTCCGATTTCATAATTTTTAGATAGTTGGGTTCCCAGCCAAGTTCTTTTAGACGGTCTGGTTCCATGATTCCGTTGAACCATTCAGCTTTATCTTTGTAAAGTTGCTTGTGTTCAGTTTCCATCTTCTTGAGCAGCAGACGCTCGTTAGAGAAGATGCGGTAATAGTTATAGTGGAGTTTTGCGATTCTCAGCGATTCCTTACCAAGTTCGGTACGATCGATGTCGCTGTCTTTAGCCCACATTTCAAAAATTTCTTCAAGTTTCATGATATATCCATAGATGGAGAGTACTCCATCATATTATACGCTACAATAGCGAATTAGTAAAATTATGCGTCTTCTAGTTTGAATGACTGGAATCTAAATGTAGCAGTCGCTTCAAGATACTCTACGTCAGCTAATTGTGAATTAAATTCTAAATCAGAAATAGAAGTAGGAAACATATTAGCAAATGTCACAAGTATATTTGGATTCATCGCAGAAGTTAAAATACCAAGCATACCATCAGAGTAAATACCAGCTCCGCTAGTTTTCTCTGCAGCAGCAATTGATGAATATGATTCAAATCCATCTACGCGACCAAGAGCAGTCATCCAACCATAAATCTCTTTATAGTTTTTCATGTCTTCGTCGACCTTAAATGTAACTTGTAGTTCGCTAAACTGCAATCTTCCTGGTCTAGGAATAGTAATAAACGGAGTAGGAGTTTCTGCTGTACCTAATGATACACCAGGAAGTGAAACCCTAGTTACAAAGAAGTTGACAGTCGGCAATCTCTTTACGGAAAACGAAAAGCCGAGAGGTGACAGAAAGTTTTTATTTGTAGGTTCGTTTACGACGCTCATAGTAGTTTCCCAGATAGCACCTATTATTTAGGTAACAAAAAAGCCACCCGAAGGTGGCTTTTAAGTTTGTATCAACCAAGATTACATTAGGTTGTCTACGATTAGACGACGGTAGTAAACGTTGGAGTCTTGGATCAATGTACCGTCCGAAGCAGTAGCACCACGTGAGAATGGATTTGCTACGACGCCATAACGGGTCTTGAAGCCGATTTTTGGCTGGAAGGTATCTTCACCAACCGCACGAACCATTTGTAGAGGAACGTATGGGCAGTAGAATAGACCAGCATCGAACGCAGAAGCACCTTTGTAACCCATAGTTAGGTAGTTACCAGTGGTGTATGGATCGATGTAAACTTTGATGCGACCGTTTAGAACGCCAGCGAAAGTAGCGCCAGTATCATCAACTTGTAGGTTGTTGCTGTTAAGAGCTGGGGTGTAATCAAGAACGCCAGCCATTTGAAGAGCAGAAGCCACATCTGACGAGCAGATTAGGATGTTACCCTTACCACGACGAGTACGTTTTGCGATAGCATTAGCTTCGCGCTCGATTTGGAACATTAGACCCTTGAACTTTTCAACTGACCAACGACCGTTAGAGTCGACGTCTAGGTTGAAACGACCAGCAGTAGTTACACCGTCAGCAGCAGTGAATGGAGATACGATTGAAGTACCGCCGATTGTAGCTGTTACGTTGATAGTACGGATGATTTCGCGGTTGATTTCAGCAAGAATTTCAGCCGAAAGGATGTTGGCTAGTTCGGTTTCAGCGTCAAGACCATGAATAGCTTTAAGATCTTGAGCAAGTTCCATCGAGTAGTCAGCTTTTAGAGCGCGCGACTTGGCAGTTACAGAAACCTTGTCGATCGAGAAAGCCATTTCAGCAAAAGCTTGAGTGCTGTTACCTAGCGATTCAGCTTGGGCAGTTGTTAGACCAGCTGTGAAGTTATAGGTGTTTGTTCCTGCGTTGTTTGAGACGCCTGGAACTGTACCAACGTCGTTTAGACCGACGGAGTTAGCAGCAGCAGTAGTTGTACCACCGAACTCGGTATTAGCTTCGTTGTAGAAAGCTTCTGTACCTTGCTGGTTGGCATAGTGCGAACGCATAGCAAAGATCAAGCCAGTTGGACCTGTCATTGGCTGGACGCCGCAGATGTCATAGGCAACTAGGTTTGGCATTGCACGACGGACTAACGAAATTAGAACTGGATCGTAAGTGTCGATTTCGCTTGGCGAATATGAGTTCATGGAGTTGGTTGGACCGCCAGCAGCATTGGTTTCTAGCAATGAGCGTGGAGCGAAGCCACCGTTTTCACGGAGAGCCTTCTCGGTGTTTTCTAGCAACTGAGCAGTTACAGAACGACGGTGTGAGTCTTTAATTGGTGACAAATCAGCGTGTTCTAGAACTGGTGCCCACTTGGTTTGGATTTCTTCGTTAAGATACATCTTTATTCTCCTGTCCTTTGAAATAGGAATTGGTATAGTTATTTATAATAATCAGTTCTTGACGGTACGCGAAATAGCAGCTACGTATTTGTTGATCGTTGGATCACCAGATTTCTTAGCTGTTTCTTCTTGCACGACTTCAACTTCTTCCGTAAGCTGCTGTTGAGCTTGTGACTCTTTCTTAACAGACAGATAGGATTCTTTGATAATGCTTAGTTTCTCAGCATACTCTTTAACAGAACTGGCATCGATGCTTTCAGCAAGGGTAGCTAGTTTTTCTTTCTGAGTATCGGTAAGACCTTCAGCAACTTCAGCGAATGCCTGCTCAGCCTGATAAGACGCTACTTGTTCAGCAATTTCTAAATTCAGGTTGATTTGCTCATTCAGCTTTTCTTCCAACTCAGCAATGCGAGCGTCCATAGACTCAACGACATTTACTTTGTCTTCAGGGATCTCGACGTAATGCTCGACAAAAACTTCGCGCATACCAGCGAGGAAACTTTCCATGACTTCGGTGCGTAGACCTGATTCAATAGCAAGTTTGTTATCTTCGACCCATTGTTCAACAACGTAGTTTAGGTAGCTGTTTACTTTCTCGGTCAATTCGTCAGCAACTGCTTCTACAGCTTCAGCTAATTGAGCTTCATACTGTTCGTCAAGTTGCGCTTTGTATTCGATAGTGCGAGCGTGTACAGCTGCTTCAAAGATAGTTGTAGCTTTGTCTTTGAATTCTTCCGAAAGTTCTGCACCTTGGAAAATAGCAGCAACGTCTTCGCCCAGACCGCCAGGATTATTCAACTTTGGCATTGGGTCTTGTTGCTTCGAACCAGCTTTTAGTGTGCCTTGATTTGCCATACCAGCATGGAATTGTGCCAATTTTTTAACTGGCATATCGTATGCTGCTTTGACGATATCGGCGATAATGCCCGACTTGCTTAGAGTAGGCATGGCATCTTTGCCATCCTTCTTGTCAGCTGGTCGCGAATTATCTTTGGTTGCGACTGGTTCAGGAATCATGGCGTCGACGCCATACGATGCCTGAAACTCTAGAAGATCGTCGCCTTCCAAGATTTCGTTTTCGTTATTACTCATCTTTACTCTCCTGCGTGGATTGCTTTAGTTTATTATTTATAAAATCAAATCTTTAGAAGGAAATCGTTCCAAACTTTCAGGACGGTTTCTTCTAGCTTTTTCTTGTTTGCGGAAGAAGCAGCTTTGTTGACTTGTGCTTTGTAACTCTCTAACTGTTGAGCTTTGAGAAGTCCGTTGTCCCAAACCCATTCTACTCCTTCCATGATTCCGTTTACGAAAGCATCTGGAGCTGAAGGATCCGCTACAATATCTGCGGCAGTTGCAAGATAAAAGTCATCTTGGACTTCGTTAATACCATTTCTTGGTTTCAACGAACCCATGCCACGTGAAGAGACACCAAGTTTAACACCAGAATTGATTAAATTCTTAGCGATGTTACCCATAGGTGTATCTAATATTTTGGCTTTGCCGATATAGTTGTTTCCTTCTTTCTGTAAATCAACAATCATGTGTGAAACACGATCTAGATTGATTGTAGGACCAGCAGGATGACCTAATTCGCCCAAAGCGCGATTGGTACCAACAGCTTCTTTCATGTAGCGAGCAACTTCGCGCTCCATTACAGCTGAAGGATATTTACGACCATTTCTATTTACTACTTCAGCTTGAAGAAACGGACCAGTAATAAAAAGATTTTTACCGCCATTTTCATTAGCTTCGGTAATAATCTCTAGATCTTCAATTGTTTCGGTAATAAGTTTCATTTCTTATTCCTTATGCTAGTGTCGATTGTTTTTTCAATTCAACATACACCGTAGCGTTATTAGCATAGGTGATAACAACGTTGGTAGTTGGTTGTTCAGTTTGTGTAATACCAGCAACATCAAAATCCCAATTACCGCCACCTGTTAAATTAAACAAAGTAGTTGCGCCAGCATTACCTCGACCGATAACAACATTGCCAGACCAGTAAACTTTACTGATTTGCAGAGCATTTACAGTTTCTTCAGCAGAAGTATTAGCACTGGCAAGAGTGATTGTTTCGACGCCACCATTAGTTGAATTGGCAGCAATTCTAGTTACAAGTTTGCCTCTTGGCTGATTGATATAGATTGGCATATTAGTTCCTTACAGCAAATGTGTATTTTTCATACCAGCTTTACGCAAGTGATGTTTAATAACATTGCGTACATCTGAGTTTGGTTTATCGCTTGCGATCGCTCCGATCTCATCATTTAATGGTTTGTGGTCGACATGCTTAGAGATTTGCTTTACAGCATCTTTAGCTTCAACGCGATCGCGCATTAATTTCTTTAGTCCGCCGAATGCTTTGGCATGACGAGTTGGATTGCTAGAACCCAACTCACCACCGACGTTTACTTTTTCATGTTTGCCGAATCCGCCAGGAAATCCTGCGCGACCTGACTTGTTCTTTTGCGTGACAAGGTTTTCGCCTGTCTTGCGCATCAAGAATGCAGCTTCGGTCATGAATTCAGAAAATGATTTCATTGTTTTACGGTTCCGCCTTGAGCAGTTGCGTATTGTAGCTTATCTTCTCCTGGTTCTAGACTTGCAATTTTGCTAGTGTCTTTACCATGAGTAGCACGGAACTGAGCATCAGTTGCAACTGGATGACCGACCGTCTTAACTTGATGAGTGATTAGTGCTTGCCAGTCGGATGCATTTTTTGGCATTGCTACTTCTTGTACGTTGCCTTTCTTCATTTTACGAAGTTTAGCAAAATCTTTAGCGTCGATCTTTTCGTCGTCGACAACATCAATCTTTTGTTGGTTAGAATGAAGAGCTTCTTTCATGGACTTCTTTTTATCGTCCATTTCTTCTTCGTCTTCCATTTCTTCGTCTTCATCCTCGTCTTCCATTTCTTCTTCGTCGTCTTCCATTTTCTTGGCTTCGCCAAACATAGAAGCGCCGATTTCAGGACGAAGAGCTTCAATTGCATCGTATGCGCGGACTTGAAGCTGAGCGTTTACAAGTTCTTGGAACTTGACTGCATTCTCTTCAACCGCTGCATAAATTAATTCTTTGATGTCTTTCATGGGGTTTCCTTTATTAAAGTAACACTATATTTAGTAAATTATTCAACTTATTGTTGTTCTGGTGACGGTTCTTGCTCGCCTTGCTGGTCAGCTCCAGGAGGTGCACTTGGATTCTGTCCAGCGTCAATTAATGCTTGTTGTAGTTTGATATTAGCCTGATGCTCTTCGCCCATCTGTTTATCAATCTGATCCATTTCTTCTTCTGATTGATGTAGAACTTTAGTACGCATATATTGGTGAGAGTAATACTTACCGACATATTGTTCCATTGACTGAGCCAACGCTAAACGATTTGTTAAGATTTCAGCTTCTTTCAATTCTGTAAAGTAACCATCGCGCATAAAGTCAAAACGAATATTGCTAAAGATTTCATTTGATTCTTCTTCAGAAATAACTCCCTTGAGAATCAATTGTTTCTTTAATGCTTCTTTGAATAGATTAGAGAAGCGCATGCGCATACGGTCGATGAACTTGCCGAACTTCAACTCATCACGAGTAATCTCAGCAGCACGACCAAGATTAAATCCACCCTCGCTTTCTAGACGAGAAACTGGAACACCAAGCGACTTGTACATTTTCTTCTGGAAGTATAGAACATCGTCGATTTCGCCAAGGTTCTGACCGCCAGGAAGTGTAGTAATTTCTGTACCCTTACCACCTTCGCGACGTGGAAGCCAGAAGTCTTCTAGCATCGTCATAAACTTACGGTCGTCGCGGATGTCACCAGTTGTAGCATCGTACACCAGACGGTTCTTGTGACGAACCATCATGTCGCGAAGATATTGTTCTGCTTTGATCTTTGGCAGATTACCGACGTCAATGTAGA